CATCTGCTTCTAGTAGGTTAGCTCTAGCAACGTATTCATCACGAGCAATCAAAGCTTCTAATTCCCTAGACCCAATGATGCGTCCTTGGAATACTCTTGATGCTTTGAGGATGATGTATCTACGTGCTACCTCTGGTAAGCTATCCCAATCAAGTAAACGCATTTGGTTTACCGTTAGGTCGCTTGTAAAAGTTGTTGTATTATTCTTACGGTCGAACAAGGTCGCTCCGCGTTGAACAATATCTAATGATGTGTCAATAGGGTCAAACTGTATAATGTCAGCAGGGACAGTAATAGCACCACCTACAGGCGAATACTTTACATCTGTCTCAGTATTAAAATGCCACCCCTCTGATTGTACCTCTTTGCTCACTTCATTAAGCGCAGCGATAGCAGTGGAGACAGACACGGGACGTGCTGCGGTGTCACTAATGCTATTCACAGGTGATTCACCTATGTGACTTAGCATTGAGTTTACTGCTTCAAGTTGGGTAGTATATGTAGCCATTATTATTTATCTTTCTTTTTAGGAAACCCCTTCTTCATATTGTCGTATGACTTCTTGGAGATAGTAGATTTCTTCTTGGTGCGGCTAATGCCTAGTTTCTTGCGTCGGTTGATATTTTCGTATAGGGACATAATTTAACATTTCCATCGTTTAAGGGCTAAAGCTTTACGAGTAGGGCGACCCTTAGAGTCTTTCATAGCTCCTTTAACACCTGACATTCTTGCACAGAAGCTACGCTTTCTAGCGCCTCCTTTGGGCTGCGGTGCTTTAAGGTTAGAACCCGTCTTCTTATTATAGTAGTCACGACCCTTTTTGGTGAGACCGCCTTTCTTAGACTTATGTTCTTTTCGTAGTGATACGCCTTTTCGTTTCATAAAATAAAAAAAAGCCCCCCAAGGGATTAACCAAGGAGGGCTTTGACTTAAGAGGGTTTAAGCAGGAAGAATCTTCACTGAACACTCAGGGCGAAGGACACCGTGACCCATTGCATACTTAGCAACGAATAGTGTACCTTGACGCTCAATTTGGTACTCGGACTCTGTAGCGAGGTCGAGAAGCTTAACTGTACCAATGGCTTCCTTAGTACCAACAAGGATACCATGTTCACCACTGTTGTTAAGCGCAGAGAAGTTACCATTGTAACCTACTCCACTTCCACCGAATACATCGTTGTTAGCAGAACCATCATCATTGTCAGCATTTGACTGACCAGTTGATAAGTCACCTTCAGCGATAACTTCTAGGAAGTTGCTGCTCTTCTTGAGTTGGATACCTGCAACTTCAACTACAGTGCCTTTAGCAGCATCAGCAGAACCACCAGAGGTGTCCTTGTTGATAGCAACATTATCAGCAGTCAATAGCTTGTAGTATTGAGCAGGAGTAACGATAGCGTAACGTCCTTCACTTGGAGCGTCTACTTCGTCAAGCTTAGTAGCAGCCGCATAGAGTGCGTCGATGATACCAGCAGTGGTGTTAGTAGTTGCGCCTGTGATTGAGTTACCACCAGCTTGTGGAGCAGAAGCGCCTGTACCAGCAGCAGCGAAGAGAGTCTTCATTGTTGCGATGTCGAAGCGTTTTGCGAGAGCCTTACCAAGTTCAGAAGCGTAGATGCTACGAACGTCGTAGTGACTCTTGAGTTCATCAATGTTAGCAATGAATGTGGACGATACAAGAACATCATCAATAGTGATGACACGCTCGTTCATTCCAATGCTGCTTAACATTGAGTTACCAGAGTCAGCGATGTTGACTCCAGGTGTGTGATATTTTGCAGTAGCAATTCCTGATACTGGGAACTGAGCAGACTTACCTGATGTGATTGTACGCATCAAGTGCAAGTCCTTCATGACATTGTTCTGTTCAAAAGCAGTCAGGATTTCTCCTGAGAAGACTTTGAGAAACAACGCATCATTGTCAGAACCCCCAGAAATGAGACCACTGCGGCTTGGGGATGTATTACCATTTGCCATAGTTTTTATCTTTCTATTTTAGGGTTAGTTTTAGTTTATTGTTTTTTGTCTCCGATTATCTGCTTACCAAATGTTATCCACCTCGGTGGGCATTGTGCTTATTAATCTTAAACGAAAGTTACAGGAAGGTCATAGCTCGTTGAGCATAGGCTTCCAGTCGTAATTGCTTACTGTCACTGATGGGGTAATGAACTCGTCTCCAAGCACCACCGCCACCATTCCATATAAACAACCAATGCTTTACAGTCGGCTCTATTCCTTGGCTTTTAATGTGCTTTGAATAGTGCGCCAGAACTGTATAAGCTATTTCTTTAGAAATTTTAGGGTCGAAACAATCTTCATGTACGAGACTTTGACCGCTGATACGATTGTAGTCCCTAACCATAATACTTGTAATTTGATAGTAGCCAAAAGCTTTACCACCGTCACCAATGACGTTAGGCTTACTATTCGGATACACTTCCCACATAGGGATTTTTGACACGAATCTGGAGATTGACAGATTTTCATTTGCTTTTAATTGGGGGATTAGGAACGCAAGAAAAGATAAGAGTAGTAGATAGGATTTCATTCATCTTATTTCTTTTTTTTATTATGGAAGTCAAAAAGAATTTTTACTTTTTCTGAAAGAGATTCGACGTTGTAGTGCATCCTCGCCAACACAATAATTAGAGTAATTATACCAATAAGGATTGGTGTCATGGATGCTATAACATCAAGAATCTCTGTCATTTAATTTGAGAAGAACCAAAGTAGAAGCCTACAATGGCTAGAGCAGTTTGTCTGATTTCTGGTAAAATAACGAAACCTTGAATGGTTTCCCATTGTACGCTTTTAAATAGTCCTAGAAAGCCTCCAGTTTCTCTGGCAACACTAATACCCACGCCTGTCCATGCGAACACGAAAGGGGCTATTACGATGGCAAATACAGTGGAGACCACTAGGAATCTACGAACTAATACACCACCACTACGTTTGGCAGCGGCATCAGCCGAGGCATCTGAGGCTTGCTGGGAAGAAAGCATACGCTCAAACTGACGCGCTTGGTTTTCCATCTGCGAACCTATAAGCTTCATTACGAAACCACTGATTCCACCTCCGAGCATTGCTATTAGTTCTGGTGTCATAATTATATTGCTGTTGTGACTGCTAGTCGCTGTTCAACTAGCTTTCTGTATCCTGCATCTTCAGCATACTTAGGGTCACGCATAGCTCTAGTTACCTCAGCGGCAGAACCGTAAGGTTTTGCACCAGCATCAGCAGCAGAAGTCCCACCTTTTTCAAGGGAAGGCTCGCCACCGCCTAGTGCTTTGTATTGAGCATATAAGCCTTTGACTGCAACAGTTGCTTGGCTAGTTGTGCCGCTCTCAACAATCGTGTTGAAAGCATCTAGCTCATCATCAGCTAAGTTCTCACCAGCCCATTTAGCCATAGCATCATACTCAGCTTCACCACCCACAGAGTTGTGGATGCTTGTAGTCTGAGCGTCTACTAATGACTGTTGACCAGCGATGTATGCGTTGACCATATCACGGGAGAGACCAGCCTTCTCAAGACTTTCATAGGTCTTGTCGGATAGCTCTCCGTTATTAGAAAATTCTTCGGAGGCACTTGAGATGACATTATCAGAAGGTTCAGAAGTTTCTTTAGGTTTAGCTTCTTTACTTTCCTTGGTGTCCTTTGGCTCTGATAGTTTCTTCTCCGCTTCGGCATAGGCTTTCGCCATATCTTCAGGAGTCTCAAACTTCTCAGGCAACCACTCAGGGCGCTCACTTTCAATAGGGGTCTCTGTCTCTTCAACCGTTTCCGATTCAGCTACAATAGATTGACCTCTAGCTTTGGCGGCTTCGTCTTGCATTGCCGCTTGTTTCTCTAGTGAGATATTTTCTTCCTCACTGTGTTCCTGTATAACAACTCTTTCCATTATTACTCGCTTATTTGTTGATTCATATTCGCTCCTTCTTGAGCTTGGCTTAACTGGCTACTAATCGCATTTACGCCATTAGGTACAGCAGCTTGCATCATCGCTGCTTGTTGGGCTTCCTGTGCCTCCTGCTGCATCTGTTCAGGACTCTTGATTAACTCTTGAGTCTTGATGCCTAGGGAGGTTGCTCTACGTTTGAAGTATTCACTTACATTAACGAACTGAGCGACAGCTTCAGCGCCAACAACTTGAGCTGCCCCAGCTAGGAACAAATCAAGTTTCTGTAAATCATTACCACGCCCTAGTGCTTCAACACCTGTAATGATAACAGGGTTCACCACATCTTTAGGCATTTCAGGTAACGATTTCTTTTTCTTCATAACTACCATCAGTCGGTTGACCATAGGCATCTGAAGTTCTGTACTAAGTAGAGAATAGAGACCACCAAGAGCAGACTCTAGTTCAATACTTAACATTCTTATTTCTTCAGCAGTCACACGTTCGGCTTGGCGAACAACTCCTGAAGTAAGTAAGAAGGCGTGTCCAAGTCTATCTTTGATTTCTTTGATAGTTTCTTGGGCAACGCGGAAGTCATTAAATTTATTAAGTTGTAGAACCGATACGTCCTGAGCATTACCTTGGGTGATAGCCCCATTAGGTGACTCAGCTAGTGTTCTCGCTCTGGTTGTTCCGTTAGGGTTGACCATGAATAGAACCTTGGCTGCTGCCGCACTACCTTCAACGATAGCTTGGGTAAGGGTCTCAAGAGATTGCAGGTCTCCGAGGTATTCTTCTACATAACCTCGTCCATAGTCTTCACCGTCAACGCGAGTAAAGCGAAGGGGGATGAATGGGTTCTTGTCGAGTTTGTATTTACCTTCAGAGGATGGGATACGAATACCATTGATGTCTTGGTAGACAAACCAGTGGTCACTCTTACGGCACACTGCTGTGTAAAGATTGATAGCCTCGTCAGCACTTTCTCCTTGGACACCTACGAGTTCTTTCAACTCATCGGATAGTGACATATATGAAAGTGTTTCCTTGGTGCAGATGTATAGGGTATTACCCATAGCATCACGCTCAACACAATAACGGTCTAGGTGAAACACACGCATACCACCATCATCAGGCATATATATCAAAGCATTACCAGCAACGATAAGATGCTTCAGGGCTTCATGAATAGCAACGCGATAGGTCTCACGACTAATCTCATCCATCACAGAATCTTCTACTTGTTGAAGTCCTGCTTCGATTTCAGACAGTACACTTGCGTCAGCACCTTCGGCTGCCAAAGCATACTTGTCTACGTTAAGTCTAAAAAAGGGGGCGTTAGGGGGAAGGAGTGCAAGTAATAGTTTTGATGCTAGGTTGTTAGTTCCTCTTGCCCCAACGCCCTGAAAGGGTGTCTCTAGCCGTGAATGAGAACCGAAGCCCTCATCAGGCATAACATAAGGTAAAGTTAATTTAGATGCTTGTCTTGCTCTGTCTAGGTATTGGTAGCGCTTCCCTTCAAGGGAGGTGT